TCATGCCGCAATGCCCAGTTCCCGCAGGCACTCCCTAAATACGATCTCGCTTGACTTGTACCCCAATATCTTCCGTGGATAATTATTTATCCAGTTTTCGGCCTGCGTGATCTGCGCGTTCGTCACCGCCGCAAAGTTCGTTCCCTTGGGAAACCGCCGCCGAATCATGCCGTTGGTATTCTCGTTGGTGCCTCGCTCCCAAGAGGAATACGGGTGGCAGAAATACACTTTCGTCCGGGGCAGGTGCTTGTTGATGCAAGAGCGTTCCAGCTCCTCCGCCGCCGCAAACTCGGTGCCGTTGTCAAAGGTAATGCTTTTGAAGATTGCCCTAAACCGCCGGGCACCAAGTTTCCGTTCCAGTGCGTCCAGCGCCTTGACCACCGTTTCAGCCTTGCGGTTTGCTATCGCTATAATGATTTCTTTCCGGGTCTTGCGCTCGGTCAGGGTCAGTAGGGCGCGGGTGGTCTTGCGCTTTCCCTTGCCGCTGTACACAGTGTCGCCCTCCCAATGGCCGAACTCCTCCCGCCCGTCGATCTCCTCCGGGCGCTGTTCAATGCTTTCGCCCGCCGGGGCGCGGCTGGCGCTTTTGTTCTTCTTCACTTTCTTATATTTGTGTTTCTTCTTTCCGTGCCGTGGCAGCTCCTCTTGCGTCAGGTTCAAAAACAGGCCCTTGGCAATGTACTTGTAGATCGTCGGCACCGACAGACTGGTTTTGAATTTTTTCCCCTCAATCATGGCAAACCCCAGCACCGCCGCCGGGCTACAATCTTTGTCTAAAATCGTGGTTTCAATATAGTTCGCCAGCTCATGGTCATTGCCTATTTTCAAGTCCGGCCCCTTTTCCCGCAGGTGGGCTTGGTATTTCTCCTCGGCAATGTCCGGGCTGTACGCGGTTTTGACCTCCCATGTTCCGCCGTCCAACCTGTCATACGCGCCGCGCTTCAACTCCCGGTAAATAGTCGAAACATGAACGCGCAGCTTGTCCGCCACCTCTCGCGGCTTCATCCCCATTTTCAGCCACTTTTCTATGCGCAAGCGGTCTGTCATGGTCAGGTGCTTATAGGTTCGCACTGTGTTTCCTCCTCTCCGATATCTGCGCTGCCAGTGTCGGTTTCTGCCGTTCTGTGCAGCTTTAGCACACAATACCATTCAAAAATAGCGGTCTGCGGCGCTTTTGTCAACCTCTCCGCATAACAGAAAAGGCCCCGGCCACCGTTCAAAACGAACAGCAGTCGGGGCCATATCTTAGTATTTAGTTCTGCGGGGTCTGCTCGGCGTTAGAAAAAATTTTTCCGATCTCCCCAATGGCGTTTTTCTCGGCAAGATCAAGTTCTTTCACCGCCGCCTCAATAAAGGCGTTGATCTCCGGGGTAACAGTAATGCCGTTTGCCTCCAACAACTCCACGACAAAGCGTTTCTTGGTCGCCTTGTCAATGGTGCCCGCCTCGGCCTGCTTCTCGGCGGCCTCCACGAACTTCTTCACGATGGAGTACAGGCGCTTTTCTTTCAGCCAAGGCAGGCCGGTGTCTTTCAGCCACGGGATAACCAGCGCGGTAAAGGACGCACCCAGCACCGCAAACACGATTTCCAGCAGATTGTTCACAACGATGGTCACAACTTCATTCATGATCTTTTCCTCCTATATATAGTCGGTCAGTTGGGCAGCTTCAAAACCTGCCCGGCGTGGATGGTGTTATTTTTCAACCCGTTCAGGGTCTTGATCTCCTTGTAGCGGGCACCGTTGCCAAGCTGCTGCGCAGCAATGCGCCACAGGCTGTCGCCCGCTTTCACGGTGTAGGTCTTGGCCGCCGGGGTAGCGCTTGCTTTGCCGGTAATGGCCGCCGCGTCCACCCAGCCATACACGGTGCTGGCACTGTCCGTGTGTACAAGGTGGTACGGGTGCTTGCCCGCCGGGGCAACTGCCGTCACCTTGGCCGGGCCGGGCTTCACGGTGGTGCCGCTGGCGGCCTGCGCGTTGGCGTAGTGCTTGCCGCCCGCAAACTGCACAATGTCGCTCACCTTGTATGTCAGCGCAGTGTTGCCCGTGGCGGTGCCAGTGTTCGTGCTGCCGCCGGTCTGCCCGCCGGGGGTAACTGCACCAAGGCGGGCTTTGAACGCGGCCCACTTGGCGGCGCTGCCGGTGTCCTCGTTCCAGCCGATGATACCGGGGCACGGCTTGCCGTTCACATCATAGTGGCGGATAACATGGGCGGCGTCAATACCGTATTCCGCCATCAGGTACTTCACAAGCTCCACAAGATTGCTCACAACCTTGTCGGTAAAGCGCCAATGGCTGTCGTTGGCAACAGTCATTTTGCCGGTGTCATTGGTAGAGCATACCTCAATGCCAATGGTGTTGCGGTTCGTGGCCTTGCCGTAGTAAGCACCGCCCTTGGTATTGTACTTTCCGCCGCCGCAGTGCCAAGTGTAGCGGTTGCGAATATCGCCGTTGTACTGCACCGCGCCGCCGTCGTCCACGATAAAGTCCGCCGAAACCTGCTTAGAGGTGCCGCCAAAGTAAGAGGCCGTGCCCGCCGCGCTGCCCGGCTTAGAGGTCACACCGGCGGTGTAATGCACAACGATGTACCGGATTGCGCGGCCTGCTGCCGCAGTGGTGTTGTGGGTGCTGGTTTTCTTGGTAATGCTGATATTCATACTCGTTTTGTCCTCCTGTTCCGCCTTGCCGTCGTACACGGTCAAGCCGTATTTCTCAATCAACCCAATCAGCTTTTGCGGGTAGCCGGGGTCGGTGGCATAGCCCGCCGTCTTGATCGCTTTGCAGGCCACCTTGTAGTCGCGCTCACCAACCACTGCCGCATACCGCTTGTTCGCCAACAAAAACGCGCCATGGTCGGCAACGCTTTCTGCCCAACTGTCATAGGCACGGAACAGCGCGGTAATGGTGGCGTAGGTCACGCCGTCGTAACATTCCTTGGTGTCCTTGCTGTACGCTCTCCCGCTCCACCGCGCGTCGGCCTTAATGCCGAACAGGGCGTTAGCCTTGGTGGCAAGCTCCGATGTTCCCCAGCCGCTTTCCAAGATCGCCTGCGCAATGGTCAGGCTGGCAAGGATTCCGCTTTTCTGCATATCGGCCTGTGCCAGCGGCCCCACCATTGCGAGAAATTTTCTTTGTTCCATACGGTTTCCTCCGAAAAAGAGAGAGGGCCGCACCCGCAGCCCTCCGTGGTTTTTTGTTTACGCATTATGCGCCGGGCATATCGCCGGGCGGCACCTCTGCCGCCTCGGCCTTTGCCTCCTGCTTGTCCTCCTGTTCCCACTTCCGTTCCCGGTTGCGGTCTTTGGTGGTCTTAATCCAGCCCATAATGCCGCACTCGCCGCCAAGGGTGGCAAAAACGCAGGTAATCAAGGTGTCCGGCACCGTGCCGTATACCTTGAAAAGTTGAATCATAACAATGGTGAACACCAACAAAGAAACGCCGACGATCACCAAGATCAAATCCATAACCTTGATGTTCCGGCGTTCCTTTTTCTCTGCGGCGTTTTCAACACTTTCAACGCTATTCTTCACATTCCCGCGCCTCCTCACATACCGATCTGCTTAAACAGGTAGCCAAGCACAACGCCCACAATCGCCGTGGCAATGTAGCCCATGACCTTGCGCCACTTCTCGCCGTCGCGGCCCTCCAACGCTTCCAGCCGTTTGCCCTGCTTTTCCTGCTCTTTCAGCATACTTTGCATACTCACGGCCAGCTTTTCCACGCTGGTTGCCAACGCGCCGATCTGACGCACACTGTCCTCCAAAATGCCAATGCGTGTGTCCTGCCGCTTGTTCTCCTCCTCCAAGCGGCGGCGGAACTCCTCATGCTCCGCCCGTGTGATAGGGTTCTCCATCGTCCTCTCCTCCTTGCTCCGCCCAGTCCGGCCACTCGTCGCCGCCTATGGCGTCGCGGTATGCTTTGTCGGCCTGCGCAATCTCGTCACGCCCGGTCACAGTGTCACCCAGCTCTGCAAGCCGGGTTGCCATGATCTTGATAGCCCGTGCCTGCATTTCCGTCACCGTTTCCAGCTCCGCTATGATCTGCAAATGGCTCATACTGTGCCTCCTCTCGCAGTTGTTTTTGTTTTGCCTTTTCCAGTTCCGCCCGGTAAATCTCGTTCAGCCGCCACCGCAGGCTTGCGCTCTCCGTGTGCTTTAGCAGCCCCCTAATGCTGGCAATGCGCCGGTAAAAGTCCTGCCGTGTCATATCGCCAGCAGCATACAAAGCACTGATCTTGCGCACCTCCCGCTTTATGCGGCGCACGGTGCTTTTCCGCAGCTTCATGTGGGTGGGCCATATCCGCACACCAACAAATTCAACCCCTTGGCGCACCGGGCGTATGCTGGTCTTGCTGTTCAAATCAAGCGCCAGCTCCTCCTGCAAGAAAGTTTGCACCGCCGCTTTCCAGCGGTGCAAGGTTTCCTTGTCCTGCCCCAAGATGATTACATCGTCCATGTAGCGGATATAGTAATGAATTTTCAGCCTGTGCTTGCAATACTGGTCAAGCTCGTTTAAGTAGATGTTCGCAAATAGCTGGCTCGTCAGGTTGCCTATCGGCATACCCACCTCGTACAGCCATTCTTCCGGCGGCGTGTCCTGCGGTGTCCGCCAGCGCGGCAGGCCGAACGGCTCTGCTCTGCTGTTCACCACGCCCCGTATAAACGCCATCATGGCGGGGTCTTTCACCCGCCGCTCCAAGATCGCCAGCAGCTTTTCGTGGTTCACCCGGTAAAAGTATTTGCTTATGTCCAGTTTCAGGCAGTACCAGCCCGGCCCCGGCTTGCGCTGCACTTGGCACATCCAGTATTGCAGGCGCTTGGCGGCCTTATGGCTGCCCTTGTCCTTTCGGCAAGCGTAGGAATCCTCAATAAAAAGCCTGTCATAGATCGGATTCAAATACAGGTACAGGCTCCATTGCACAATTCTGTCCGGGTAGTCCAGCGCCATCACCAGCCGCTTCTTGGGCACATACACCCACAGCTTGCGGTATGGCCCCAGCACATAGCTGCCGTTCATCATACCTTGCTGTATGGTGAACAGGTTATCTTCAAGCCGCGCGGTAAAATTCAAAACCTCGGCGCGGTATCGCTTGCCCTTGCGGGCGTTTCTGTCAGCCTCAATCAGCCAACCAAAATTGCACACCACCGGCCAAGCGTTTTGAATCACCGTCATTTCCTGCTGACAGTGTTTCATCCAATGATTTCTCCAAGCCGTGTGTGGCGTTTCCGCCTCCACGGCAATACAAATTTTTTCCCGCCCTGTCTAAGCGGGAACGGAAACAGGCCCCTTTTAGTCTGCACTTCCTGCTGTACCCCGTAGGCCACAGCCCCCTTGCGGCGCAGAACCACCGCCCTAAATTGGCATTTAACAGACGAAAAGCGGAACGGCCCCCGATGTTGCCGTTGGCATTGGAGCGCGGGTTGTTCAGGTTGGAATTGAACACCCCAGCGTTGCCGCCATTGTTCCAGTTGCCACCGCGAATCAGGCACCGTAAATGGCCCGTTCCCAAAGAAAAACAGCTACTTTTTCACGCTGGCAATATACTTGCCCAGCAAGCAGCCGATTTCTGTATTGTACCTTGCCCATGTTTCGTACTGGTGCATGGACAGCGGCGGGGCAAACTTCGCACCGCAAAGGTCTTTGTCTGCCGCCATCCTCACCAGATTGCGCAGCCATTCCAGTTCAACATCAAGCTCCTGCGCGGTAGTCTTGCGGTAGTATTTCTTTTCCAGCTCAACGGCCAAATGGTACATTTTCAGCATGGAAACCCGCATATCATCCGCAAGGTCACGATCTTTCCGGCTAAAATTCTTGGTAAGTGGTCTGCCGTACTTCATCATTTCCCCAATTTTCTCTTTCAGGCGGAACGGCTCATAGCTGCCCGGCGCGGGCATTTCGCTCTGCATAGCTTGTTCACCTCCTCCAAAATTTCCCCCAAACCCACCCGGCGCATTGCGCCTGCCATAAGCCCCAAAAAATTTGCCCGCGCACAGCGCGGGGCGTTGTTCCCGTTGCTGTGTGTGGGCTTGTCCTGCTTACCGCCTCACTATCGTTCGGCGTTCAGTGTTTCAGGGCGCAGTGTACAGTTATTCGTAAAAAGCGGAACGGCCCCCGACGTAGCCGCTGGCATTGGCGCGCGGGTAGCTCAGGCCGGAATTGAACACCCCAGCGCCGCCGCCATCGGACCAGCCGCCACCGCGACGCAGGCACCGTTCGGCCTCGGCGTTGTTGATGTAGAAATAGTCACCGCCGTAGGTGGCGTCAATGCCGTCACCCGTCAGCGCAGCGTCGGGCAGCATGGCAAGCGCCTGAAGCAGCAGCTTTGCCGCAGCGCCAATGCTGCTGTCGCAGGTAACATCCTTAAAACTGCAACCGTTCGCGCCGGTGGTGTGGGCAATAGTGGTGCTGTAAGTCCATTTGCCGCTGATAAAGTCCAGCTTCACGGTTCCCTGCGTGGTACCGTTGCCGTCCGGGGCCACCAGCTCGCCGGTGGCGGCGGAAATAGCTTTCCACGCAGCGCTGCTGGCGCTCATGTCACAAGTGGGCGCGGCGGCGTTGTTGTCGGCAATCACCTGTACCTCACCTTTCACAAGGCGCAGTCCGGCGCACCACTCCCACACATTGCCGTTCAAATCCCAAATACCCTCCAAGGTGCCGTCATGGCTCCAAGCAACAGGGCCGGTGCCGGTGGCAATGCGCCCGGTCTTGTCGTTGTCCTTGCTGGTGGGGATTGCGCGGTACAGGCTTTCGCGGGCGTCCTTGCCGTAGTTGTTGTTGCCGTAGGGTTCCTTGCCCGCCTTGTGGCACCACAGGGCAATGGCTGCCCACTCCGCGCAGGTGATCTCATGGAACTTGCCGCCCTTGGCGCGGTTGTAGCTCACAAAGGTATCAAGGCCCGCCGTGTTGGCCGGGTTCTCGCCGGGCAGGCTGTACGCTCTGCCGTTGTAGTGGCTGGTCTGATACTTGCCCACCCAAAAGCCGTCGATCTCCACGCCGTTCACCCTGAACGCGGGGTGTACGCTGGTGTCGGCGGTAGAAAGCACATCACACAGGCGGAATTTCGGAATGAACACCATAATGCTCGGCATTTCCTTGTCGTCGTACTTCATGGCGTTGTTGGGGCAAACGCTTTTCAGGGCCAGTTCAGCCATATCAAAATTAGCCATAGGTTCGTCCTCCTTTATCAGTGAATCATAATGCCATCAATGGCAAACAGGTACAGGGTCACATCCTCGGTGTCCAGCGGCTCCGGGGTGCGGGTCACGGTTTCACGGCTCATGCCCTCGGTGTTCTCACTGCCCCCGGCCTGCGCGTCGGTTTCCTGTGCCGTGGCCACGGTTTCGGTGTACTTCCGCGCGGGGATTTCCACCTGTGCCGCGTAGTACAGGCCGCGCCCGGTGGTCAAATAGCCCTCACTGTCCACCATAATGTCGCGGGTCACGGGGTTGTCCTGCTGGTAGCGGGCAAGGTCAAGGGTCAGCGCACCGTCCGCAAAGTCCAGCTTTGTGCCGGTCAGGTTGTAGTTGATCTTCTTGCCCTCGTTTTTCTCAATGATTTTCATGCTCTTATCCTCCTGTTACTCGGTGGGTGCCGGGTCGGTCATGCCGCCCGTCACTCTGATCTGCACTTTCACGGCGGTGGCGCTGCCGTCATGCACCAGCTTAAAGCCGTTGCGGGCACGGTCAGTCACCCGGATATTGCCCAGCCTGCCGCCGCTGTACGCCAGCACTGTTACCTCCACGCCGTAATTGGTGCTTTCGCGCAGCTGCGCAAGGGCAATGGTGGTGGGCGTGTTGTTAAACGGCCACTTGCTGCCAGTCTGCGCCAGCGTGGCCGTGTGCAGCTCGTCGGCGTAGTTGTAACCGTCCTGCACCGCCTTAAACTGCATAATTGCCCCGGCAAGGGTCATGTCGGAAATGCCCAGCTCCATATTGTTAAAATGCTGCTGGTCAAGCAAGGTGCCCTGCTGGATAACCTCGCCGCTCTGGTCAGTTACATGGTCTTTCCAATAACTGCGGTCATAAGCCATGGGTTTGTCCTCCTCTCTTTTACTCCTCGGTTTCGATCAGCGGGAATGTAAAGCGCAGCAGCGCCACATTCAGGCTGGTGCGTTTCAGGCTGATACTCTGCTGTCCGGCCAGTGCGCCGTTGATGTCGTACACCCTTACGCCCGTGATCGTGTCGGCCTGCCCAAAATTCGGTACATTCACAAACACGACCACATTCGTGCCGATGATTTCCTTGCTGTTCACGGTGCCGGTCTGCCATGCCCCGCCGTTCAACTGGTATTGGAACCTGTCAACGCTGCGCAGCAGTTCTTCCCGCCGGTCATTCAGGAATTTGTCGGTAAAAAACGCCATGTTCGGTTTTCCTCCTTTCCCGGTTGTTTATGGCATCGTACCGCAGCGGTCTTGCCCGCTGGCGGACGGTACGGCTGTAAATGCTTCGGCGGCCTCCACGCCGCCCTTGCTCCCGTGCAGCTCTGCACGGATAGAATAGCCCGCCGTTCCTTGGTACATAAACAGCGGGTTTTGCTTTCCGTACTGGCCGTTAGCCTTTTCAGTTTCCATGCTGTGCCTCCTCCGGCAATGTGCCTGCAAATTCAGGGTTTGCGGTGTAGCCGGTTGCAACTCCACCGCTCCGCAGCGCCCCGCAAACTGAATAGCCCACCGTCGCCGGAACGGGCAGTGTGCCGGTAAACTCCGGGCTTACAGCAAACGCTCCCGGCTGGCCGCCTGTCAACAGCGCATGGTGTGCCGTATAACCCAAAGTGGCAGGCATCCACCACACGCCGCAATAGATCGTGCCGCACTCCGGCACGGTGTATGCCCACTTGTCCACCCTGCACCCGGTAGCCAGCGTGTGGCGCACCATGTAGCTAAGGCTTTCAAGGTGGGCGCACCACCGTTTCGCGGTAATAAGGCGGCGCTCCATTTCCGCCGGGCTGTAAATAATGGCCGGGTGTTCCTCCGTTGTGTCTGTCACATTGATATACAGGCGGAAAGTGCCCGGCTGCCCGCCGTACTCGAACCATTCTTCCAGCATAGTGCCGGGGTAAATGGCGTCGGCTTGCAGCTTTACCGCGCCCACAGTGCCCATTAGGCGGCGTACCGTCAGGGCTGTCTTGATAATGCGGCGCTTTTGCTCTACGCTGTACCCGGTGTCGTACCAGTCCACTTTCCAGTTGATCGCCAGCGCGTCAAGCACGGGTTCGGTGGCGGTGTCAAGGCTTGTGTAAATTTGGCTGTCGTCGATATAGCGCAGCGTTCTTTCGTGCAGCACACCCACTGCCTCGCTAAGCGCCCGCACCCAGTCCTGCCCGGCAACCACGCGGGGCACAGCGTCCACAAGGCGGGCGTCCCGCAGGTCTTTAATCATCTTCCAGCCCTCCGTATGTCACGGTCTGCCCGGTGCATTTCGGCAGTTGCGTTCTGCCTACCACAATATCCGCCGGGGCGGTCAGCTTCACACGCTTGGCTCCTGCCTCGCGTATTTTGGCGATCAGCTCCGTGGGGTTAATATCTCGCCCAAGGTGCCGCTGCCAGCTTTGGTAGCTCTGCACCGCCGCCGTCACCTTTTCCTGTATGGTTCCGGCACTGCGCTGGTCGCCGTCGCCAATCCAGTAGGTAAACGCTATGTTGTATGGCACCTCCTCCGGCTCCACGCACACCACCTTGTCGCACAGCGGGCGCAGGTTCTCGCCACTGATATATTCGGTCAGCTCCTCCCGCTCCGTGGCGTTCGGCAGCCGCCCGCCCTCCATCACAAAGTAAATGGCAATCACGCACGGCTCCGGGCTGGTGATCTGCACATCCGTCACATCACTGCGCCATTCCCGCACATGGTATTCGTAGGCGTCGCGCGGCCCGGCGCAGCTAAACCGGCTCGGTGCCAAATAGGCCCTCTCGGTCAGGCTGTCGTCGTCCTCCACATCAAGGCCGCCGGTGCTTTCGTCCACATTGCTCACACTGGCTATGTACGGGATGGGGTCAACAAGGATGTTGATTTCCCCGGCCAGTATGCCGCTGCTCTCCGCTCCGGCCTCCTCCGCCTGCACGATGGTGTCCACATAGGTTGCGCCGGGCGGTATCTCCGCATAGTCCAGCGTATTAAAATACCGCCCGCCCTGCGTTTTCACTCGCGTACCGGCGGGCACCGCCACGGTGTCGGCTCGTGCCTCTGCCAGCAAAAAGCGTTCCTTGGCCGTGGCCTTTTTGCTTTCCTGCCGTGTCAGCCCCAGCAGCGCAACCAGCGCGTCCAGTGCCTCGCCGGTGCTGGTTTTCAAAAGCTCTGCCTGTCCCTTAATGTCTGCGTACTGCATGGTTTGATATTCGATCAGGGCAAACGCTTTCAGCAGCAGGGTCTTGGCGTCAGCCTCCCCAAGCACCAGTTCCTTGCCGGTCTGCTCCCGGTAAATCCGGGCGTACTCGGCCTTTAACTGCTCCTCGGTTTCCTGCAGGGTCATGTTTTCAATAAAACTGATCTGTGGCACATTCGCCAGTTCACTGATATTAGACAAGATCAATCACCACCTTTGGGGTCATGTTGCCGTCGTGAGCTTTGCTGTCCGTCCATTCAACGCGCACCACCCGCGCCCTCGGCTCATACATCTTGGTTTTGCGCACATACTCCGCCGCAAGCAGCGCTTGGGCGCTCTCCTGCGGGTAGTCGGTTGTGCTTATGTCAATGCCAAAATCCCGGTCTAAAGCCTGTTCCCCGGTGTGGGTGCCATACAGCACTTGCAGGTTGCGGTAAACCTCCTGCTCCGTGCTGTCGTTCACCGTACCGGCGGCAATCTCAATAACCGGGCTGTCTGCCAAAATCACACCCAGCCCTCCTTACAGGTATTCTTCAATGGTCAGGCTCACTTTACATTCCACCAGCACACCGCCTTGCAGCACGGCGTCCCATGTTTCGCTTATGTCCGTGATCTTGAACGGGTAGGGCGAAAGCGGAACCCCGCCCACCACAAACCAGTCCACGGCGCTGCTCTCCGCCATACGCTGGAAATAATCAAGCGTACTGCGCGGGGGCACACCGTCCTGCGCCCGCAGTAAAAGGTCGAATGTATAGCTTTTCAGTTTCGGGCCTACCCACTCACTGCGGGCCTTGCCGCCCACGACTTCATGTGTTGCCCAGTCGCTCCCCGTGCTGCCTTTCAGGTTGCTTGGGGTAAAAATCTTTGTGTGGCTCACGGTGAACACGCGGCCCATAAAACTGCCTATTGCCATCTGGCACCTCCTTACGGTAACGGCTGGCTGCTCTCGCTGCCCGGTGCGGCGCTGGTGTGCTTGTGCTGTACAAGGCTGATACTCTGCACTTTCACATCACCGCTGGCACCCTCGGCGTTCAAGATCGGCGCACTAACTTCAACCTTGGTCGGGCTGGTAATGCTTATGTCGCCGCCCGCGCTGATCGTAATGCTGGCCCCGTTTATGTTAAGGGTCACATCCCCGGTCACATTGCGGGTCACGGTGCCCGTTATGGTCTGCAACACATCCCCGGTCACGGTTTGTTCCAAGTTGCCCGTCAAGGTCTGCTTTACATCCCCGGTCACTTCCTGTTCCACATTGTCAAGGTATTCTTGCTTGGTGGTGCCCTTGCGCTTTTCCTCGCTGTCGCCACCAATATTAAACTTGAAGTCGCCGCCCGCCGATATGCTCATAGCGCCGGTGGCCTCCAAGCTCATAAAGGTGCCCGCTTCAATGGCTACGGTGGTTCCGGCCACAATGCCCATGCCCGTTTTGGCCTGTATGCTGGCGCTGGCACCGCTGCTTTTTAGCTGCAACTGCCCGCCCGCAATCACGCTTACCGGGCCTTTTGCCTCGTCGAAAATTTCACCGTTGCAGGTGCGCCCGGTGCGCTTGTCCACATACTGCGTGTACACGCCTGTGTTCTCGTCGTACCGGCTGTACGCCTGCCCCTTGCGGCTGGTGCCGTATTCCTTGCGGTACAGGCCCTTGTACCCCTCCGCCGGTTTGTTGGTTTTGTTCCAAACTGTGCCGGTGGTGGTGCCCGCCGCCGTGCCGTTGCTGTTGTGGGCAACGCTCACGACCTGCCCCACGCAGGGCATTTTGTATTCGCCGTTGCTCATGGCGTTTATCTGCCGTGTCACGCTCTTGCCCCGGTCAAAGTAGGTCACTTCGTAAGTTCCGGCCTCGTAGTCAATGGCACTCACGCGCCCGGTTCTGTTGGTGCTTGCCAATGCTGCGCCTCCTCACTTCGTCGTAATCCCGCCGCCGTTGCAATAGCTGGCTGGCACCCAGCCGGTAACATTCTTGCCCACGGGCAGCTTGCCGCACCTTGCGGCGGTGTTGGTAATGCGGTATCGGTTATTCACCAAAATACCGTCATAGAAATAGAATGTGCCGCTCTTGTAGCAGCTCGGCTTCGGGGCAACGCTGGTGTAATAGAACGGTGCCTTGGTCAGCGTCACCGCCGCGCCCGCCGTTGCGCCCGCCGCCGCGCTGGCCGCATTGGCCGCCGGGCTGGTGGTTTCGTAGGCGCTGTTGTAGCTTTCGCTGCTGCTATCCTCGCTTTGGTGGTATTCGATATGTCCGCCCACATCCCAGTAATGGAACGGGTCAAAAATACCGCTGCACTCAAAGCTGGTCACAAAGCCGCCGCTCTTGGTGTACTTGTGCGTCACCTTGTCCACAAAGTATTTGCCGTTGATTCCTCCGTTCAGGCCATCCCCGTACCCGGTCAGGCGCAGGTTGTTTCCGGCGCTCACGCCCCAGTTGCCCATAACGGAAAATTTCAGCTTCACCCTGCCGTGGTTGGCATTGTTGATCTCGGCGCAAAGCTGTACGCTTGCGTCAAAAACGCTGGTGGCGCGGCGGTTCACATTCTTGGTGTGGTTTCCGCCGCCCACGCTGCACACAATGTCCAAGTCCTTGTCGGCGTCGGTGTAGGTAAAATACCCGCCCGTATAGGTGCCGGACAGGGTCGTGTTGTAGCTCAAACTGCCGGGTATAATGTTCGTGCGGTCAAAGTCCTGCACGGCTCGTTTGCCTTTGTAGCGCTCCCGGTCATATACCCACAGCCGCTTTGCGTACACTTTTAAGATCAGACCGTAGTTTTTGCAAAGGGTGTTGTAGTAGCTGCTGTCGGTGCCGTCCTGCTCGTCGCACTCTATGTCGTAATCGTCTGCGTCATAGGTGAACCCCAGCCCGTACCGCCCGGCAATGCTTTCCCCAATTCGCTTTATGGAGGTGTTCTTCCAAATGGTTTCCCGCTCCAACTCGCTAAAATCGGTGTCGCTCGGCTTGCTCACGCCGCCCACCTGTAAAGTGGTCGGCGCGTCTTGGTAGGCTACATCGTCAAGGATAAATAGCCCGCACTCCATCACATGGGTGTCACCGGGGCCGTTCCAATCCCGCCCGATAATGCGCGGGCGCAGCGTCGCGCCCTCCTCCGGCAGCCAGCCGTGCAGCCATTTACTGTCCTGTGCGTCCAGCGTAATGTCTATGCTGTCGCTGTCGTCGGCGGCATTGTCAACATAGGTCAGGCTCTCGATCTCCGCGCCTACCTGCCCGGCAAAGGGGGCATTGTTGTAGGTTACATCCAATTCAACCCGTCTGCCGTTATTCATAGCTTGCCTCGTACTTCCACGGTGGCAGCAGTCCGTCGCGCTCCTCCTCCAAAACCGGGGTGGCAAGCACCACCCCGGCCTCAAAAAGGAAAGTGTCGATCTGCTGCGGGTTGGCCGCCATCAGAATGTCCGCATGGTATTCACTGCCGTACACCTGCTTTGCAATCACATCCCAAGTGTCACCGCTCTTTGTTGTGTATGCCATATCGTTTCTCCTGTCAGTAGGCCGTCCGCGCCTTTCGGCGCATCATTTGTTCGTACCAAAGTTCAAACCGCTGCTGCGCGTCGTCCAAAACGCTTTCCAGTACAGCCCGGTCAGCGTTTCCCTGCACGACGATCTGCGGCGCAAATACAACCTGCCCGCCGCCGTCCGGGGTTCCGCTGCCGCCCTGTTCCGGCTGCGGCTTGCCGGTGTCGATCTCTTGCAGCTCCACAGCGTTGTTACCCTGCGTCGCCTCAATCGTCGCCAGCTCCACCGCACCGCCGCCGTCGGCATACGGTACACCTGCCGCCACGGCGGCCTGCTCTCCGCTTACCCCCAGCATACGGCCCGCCTGCGTCCAAGTGTTGATGTTGTCGCTGCGTACTCCGCGCTGGAAACTGATTACCGCCTCGGTTCCGGCTTCACCGGCGATAGAAACACCGTCCGTAAAGCCGCCCCTTGCCAGCATGGGCAGGGTGGGTATATTGACGGAAAAGCTCTTGCCGCCAAGTATGGGCACCCATTTCGGGATAGTCAGGCCCAAACCGTTAATGCCGGAAATCGCCTTGTTGATGATCGCAATAACGGCGTTCAGCGGTGCTTTGCACAGCGCTACCAGTCCGTCGAAAGCAGAACCGAAAATCTGCTTGATTCCCTCCCACGCTTGGCTCCAACTGCCGGAAAACACCCCGGTAATAAAAGTAATCAAGCCTTGGAAGAAACCTTGAATCGCACTCATAACTGCGCTGATTCCCGCACTGAACGCTTCAAACCCGGCCAGCAGTGCGGGCACAACCACGCTGCCAATGGTCATAATCACGGTAATAATTCCCTGTATGATCGGCATTGCCGCCTGAATGGCGCTGCCAATGATCTGCATACCCGTCATAACCGCACTGCCAATATTGGAAATTATGCTGGCTATCGTCGGCGCTGCCGCCGTAAAGGTCTGCAAAATAATGGGCAGCACCGTACCCGTGATAAAGGTAAATACATCCTGTATGATCGGCTTGACCGTGCCCGTCGCAAAGGTCACGATTTGCCCAACCACACCCATGATGGATTGCAGGATAGTCACCACGCCGCCAAAGGCTGCGCCTGCGTTTTCACCAAACAGGTTTGTGATCGTGTTCTGCAGGGGGGCCAGCGCAGCGGCAACGCCGCCCTCGCTGAAAAGCCCTGTCACAAAGTCGGCCACGCCTTGCAGTTTGCCGGTGAACACATCAAATACCTGCCCGCCGGTTTCACCAAACACATTCACGACTATGCCGCGTATGTCCTCCAAGTGGTCGCCCAAAATGCTTACCACGGCAATAATGCCGCTGATCGCAGCAATTACCGGGGCTGCCCCGGCAAACAGGCTGCCAAAGCCTCCTGCCACCGGCCCCCAAACGCTGCCCAGCAGTCCGGCCCCGGCCCCGGCAAAGTTGCCCAGCGCACCCAAGGCGTTAGAGCCAACGCTCACCACGCCCTTTGCCACGCCGCCAACCTTGCCCGCTGCGCCGCCGACTGCCTGCCCCACGCCGCTGTTCGCTACGGTGGAGATCACATTCCCGGCTTTTCCGGCCACCCAGCCAGCACCGTTCTGTGCAAGCCCCTTGGCACCGCTCACAAGGTTGGTCAAACCCAAGCCCTCCGGCCCCGCAATGCCCGCAAGGATTTCTTTGCTCACACCAATGGTGCCCTTGCCGAAACCTACGATCTTGCTGCCGATGGTGGTATTCGCCACATTCCCGGCTGCCGCGCGGATTCCGCCAAAATACTGCCCTATGGGGCTGCTCGTCACAGCGTTTTTTGCCATACCCAGCAGTCCGCCGCCTTGCTTTGCGTCGGTGATCTGCCCGGCCACGCCCATAAGGCCCTGCATAAACTTGTAGTCGGTGCCCTTTTGGTTGGTCAGCGTTCCACGGTTTTTAATGCCAAAGTAAGCACCAATGGCGCTGTTCTCCAACCGCTGCATAAAGCTGCCGCTCCCGTTACTGGTAACGGCTCCCCACTGCGTCCGTGTTATGTTGGAGTTTGCCATTGTCGCGCCAACGCCTGCGGCCTCGGCCACATTGCTGATCGTGCCAACGGCATTGCCCGCAAACTTCTGTCCGCCGGTGAACAAACTGCCCACCGCGCCCAGCAGGCCGCCGCTTCTCTCGCTGCCGCCCGCCGCCACGCCAAGCCCGCCGCTCTCACCAAGCAGCAGGCTCCCGGCTCCCTCCAAAAGATTCCCGGCCAGCGGCGCAAACTTCATGGCCGCAAAGGTTCCGGCCAACCCGCCAAGGATTCCGGCCACCTGCGGCCCGTTGTCTGCTACATAGTCCAGCGTCTTTTGCACATATGGCAGGGCTGCTTGCAGCGCGTCGCCCAGCTTGGAAATACCGGCGCTCAACAGGTCGGCCAGCGTTCCGGCCAGCGTTTGCAGCTGCGGCATATCCTTACGCACACCGTTCATCAGGTCGATCACAGCCAGCGACAAGGTTTTCTTCACGGGCAAAAACTCCGTGCCAATGTCCTGCTTTAGCGCTGTCACGGAGTTTTTCACCATCGTGTCAATGCTTTCGCTGGTGCTGGCCTGAATAATAAACTCCCGCTCCATACTGCCGGTGTACAGGCTTGGGTCGCTCACCATTGCAAGCGCCTTTTCGTAAGCGCCTAAATTGTTTGTGATCTTTGCGCCGCCCTCAATGGCCCACTGCCCAAACAGGGTGCTAAGTGCAGCAACCTTGCGTTCGTCCGGCATATCCTGCAAAGCGGTAAAAACTTCTTTCAAGGTGCCCACGCCGTCGGTCTGCATACTCTTGGCTATGCCCTCGGCGGTAAAGCCCAGCTCCTCCCACATTTCCTTTTGGGCCTTGGTAGCGTTGCTGCCCTTGCTCAAATTGGTGTAAATGCGGGAAATGCTCGTGCCTACCCGGTCAGTGGCAACGCCGGTAGCCTGCATGGCCGTTGCCATAGCGGCAGTAGCCGCCGGGTCAACGCCTGCAATCTGGCCCATCGACGCCGCGCTGTTCACGCTCTGTGCAATTTCTCCTGCCGTGGTTGCGTTATGGGCACCAAGGTAGTTGATTTGGTCTAACAGGGTCATAACCTGTTTGTGGTCAAAGTTGAAGCTGGCCTCCCACTTTGCCACATAGTTGCCGGCGGTCTGGTCGTCCAAGTCCATAGCCGTTGCGGCCACAGCAGTATCACGCAGATACCCCGTTGTTAGCTGCTTGTCTACCCCAATTCCCGATTGGCCCAGCGCGGCGCTCATGGCCGTTAGCTGGTCGGTGGTTCGCGGTATGTCGGTACTAAGGTCTTGGATATAGGTTTTCAGTGCGCCGTAGTTCTGCTTAAAGGTCTTGCCGTTGTCGGCAATCGCGTCACTCACCGCACCGCTGGCGTCCGCCAAGCCGTCCACATAGCGCACCACGGGGGCCATGGCGCTTTCAAGCGCCTGTGCCTCCTTGGTGCAGCCCGCAATGCCCACCGCTGCGGCGGTGGCAACCGCGCCCATAGTGGCAAGGCCGACGGTGCCAATGTTGCTTATGCTCTTGGTTAAACTGCCAATTTTGCTTTGTGTACCATTGATCGCCGCCGTCAGGCTTTTGTCCATCCGGCCCGCAATCTTGATACTAAGCTCTAATGTTTTGCTCGTCGCCATTCCTCCGCCACCTCGTCGTTCAGCTTGGCGAACTCACGGGTCGGCAAATTCAGGTAAAAATCAACGCCTGTCCGCGTCACAGCAGCAAGGCGTATGGCGGCCTTGCGTAATGCTTTCGCGCCGCCCTTTACTCGAAAAAACCCGCGTCGTTCACGGCGTTTTTAATTTTCAGCACTTCGTACAGCGGCAGCCCAGTAAAGAACTCCTCCGGCAAGCCCGTTGCCATTCCGGCAAGGATACAGGCGTACAGGTAGTTGTAGCTGGTGTCCGTCACCATAAAGCCCGCGCGGGTCAGGCGGTTTTCCGCCGCGCTCTCGTTCAGGCTGTTCAGGTCGGCAACGCCGTTCAGGTCAATCTCCGTGTACTGCTTGCCCTCAAAGTAGTAGGGCTTTTCCAGCCGCATAATGTGGTTCTCGGTGTTGCTGTCCACATTCATGTACCCCATCACCATGCCGTAGATTCTGCGGGAAACGCTGCGCGGTGCCAACTTGAAAAACTCAATCGGCAGGCCGGTGGCCTTGGCAGCCAAAATGCGCACAAAGGCGGTGGTGGTTTCGCACAGCAGCATGGCGGCAGGCTCCCGCTCGTTGAAAAGCTGCCGCTGCGCGTTGATCGCGTCCTGCACGGTCAGCTTGTCCAGCCCGGCAAGGTCGATCTCCGCATACTCCTTGCCCTCAAAAACATAAGGGCGGTTCAGCTTCAAAAGGTACTGGTTTTCGGTCTTAGGTGCCGTCGCCTCGGTTTTCTCCTCGGTTGCCACGGTCATATTCTTTTCTTCTGCCATAATGTACAGCTCCCTTTCAGTGTGTCAGTGCTTCTCAAAAATAAAAGCATACCCGCCTCCGGCTCATTCCGGGGGCGGGTTCATGCTCTTGGGGTTGTTTGGGTTAGATCAGGCTGCGCACCTTTGCCAGCATATCCACACCCTTGACCTTGTAAACGCCGTTCAGCTTGTCGATTTCGATAAGCTGCTCACCGTCAACCTCGATCATAATGTAGGTCAGCTCCAGCGTAACGGTGGCCTCCATGCCCTCGCTTTTCTCGATCTTGCCGGGCTTGAACTTCTTCACGCGGCCCATCTCGACCACGCGCAGGCCCTTAAAGTCATAGCCGCCGGTCTTGTCGTACACCTGCTGCGCCGCGCGGAAAGTCAGGTTCACCACGGTCAGGGGGTTCAGCATATCAACGGCGCTGGAATACAGCGTGTTAAACTGCACCTCCTGTTCAAAGCTCTCCCACTGTCCGATGGTGGGGGAATCGATCTCGCCGCCAACACCAAAGCCCTCCACGGTGCCGGTTTTCATGTTCACTTCCGGCAGGTCAACGCTGGCGGCAACGCCGATCATCCGCGTACCGTCAAGGTAGGCGTTCGCGTCATTGATCTTCTCCGGGATATAGTTGTTGCTAATCATAGCTCTGTACCTCCTTTATCAGCTCAAAGCCGTGGTCAGTGCGTCCGGGTCAAACTCGATAACATCCTCGATGTCCTCCGCCGGGGTGTAGGGGGTGATGTACTGGTGGAAAGTGATCTTGCCATCCAGCAGGTCGGCAGTGGTGTTCTCCGCCTCGTCGTAGATCACCTCATAGCGGGCGCACACGCCACGGGCCACAAAGCCGTTGCCGCGCACATTCTCGCTGTCCACAATAGCCTCGATCAACCGCTTGTTGGCGGGGCTGTCCACCTTGGAAAAGTAGGTCAGGATAAAGCTGTTCGCCGCCCAAGAAAGGAAGCGCCGCACACTGAACCATCTGTCTTTCGGGTCGGTATTGCCGGGGTATGCGGCGGTGTTGTTGCCCCACAGGCGGAAACCGCTCATGTTCAGGAAAGTGGCAACGCCAAAGCCGTTCACGGTGTTGGCCTGCTCTTGGTCAAGCACAACCTCGGTGCCGTCCGCAAGGCAGGCGGCGCTGATCGCCAGCGTCTTGTTGGACGGGCTTACATTCGGGGTGTCTGCGTTCACCGCGTCAGTGTAGGCTGTCAGGGCGGCGGCCAGTGCGCTGCCGCTGTAAACCACCTCGCCCACCTTGGCGCAGGGCCACACAGCATAGGCGTTCGCGTCGCTCACGGCCTGCGCCTCCTTGCGCTGCTTCACATCGGTGTATTTGGTAGCGCCGCTTGCAGTGCTGTCAATGTCCACAATGCACACAGCCTTGAACACGCCGTTGATCTCCTTGGTCTTGGCCTGCAGGGCGGCGGCCACGGTGGCGTCCATGCTAAAGCGCGGTGCCAGCAGAATGCCCGGCGTCATGGACAACTTGGGGTAAATCTGCCGCACCACTTCAAGGCCGGTTTCCTTGCCTGTGGCTGCGTCTACGCCGCCCACAATGTCGGCGGCCTTAACCTTGCTGGGGTCAAGTTTCTTGCCTGTCACGGTCAGGGTAGTGGCACTGGCTGCCTTGCCGCCTGCCAGCGGCACAATGTTCAGGGTGCCGTCGTTGTTAAAGCTGGCCGTGTAGTCGGTGTCGCGGGTCAGGGCAGTGCTGCCGCTTTTCACGGTCAGCTTGTCCAGCAGCACACCCACCACATCCAGCACGGCCACGCCGCTGTTCACCTGCACGGTGGTTTCGGCAATGTCTGCCGTGTGCTTGGCGGGGTCAAGCACATTGATAAGCACCAGCGGGCCGGTGCCCACAACGCTGAACGCCGCGCTGATACTCTCGCACAGGGTATAGGCGGCAAAGTCGTCATGGTAGCCCACGGCGGCCACAGCCTCCTTGTAGTTGTACGCCAGCAGCGGGGTATTCACGGCCTGCTCCGGGTGTTCCAGCATATTCACGGGCGCGGTGCCCACAACCACCTGCAAACCGGCGGTGCCGGTCACGGGGGCGGTCATACTGGTGGCCTGTTCGCTGGTATATACGCCATGTTTGTATGTAGCCATATCGGTTGTTCCTCCTTACAGTTCGTTTTTGATCTTGTTGTACAAAATGCTTTCCGCCGTTCCTGCCGTTTCCAGTGCCTTGCGCGTCTGTGCAAAGCGTTCCACTGGCACAAGCAGGTTCTTGGCCGCCGGGTGCTGCTTCACAAACTCGTCCAGCGCCGCCGGGGTGTTGCCGCTGGCGTACACGGTGTACTGCCGTGCCACGCCGCGCACGCTCGGCCCGCAGTAAACGCACGGGGTCTTGTGTTCGATCTTTGCTTCGGTTTCCCCGGTGATCTCCGGGGTGGTGGCCGCCTCGGCGGCCTGCTCCTGTTTCTTGGTCATAGGTACTCCTTTAACTGTTCATCCTGCGTCATGGCAGGTGCCGTGCAGGTCAGGGTACACGCTCCAAAGTAATAGGGGTGCGTGTCGTCCTCCTGCAACGCCCAAGTGATCGGCTTCAAAACGGTAAACGCGCCGCCAAAGTAGGGGGCCTTGCAAACTCGCTGGATAATGTCCTCTTTGATGTTCGCCACATCCTGCCAGCCCTCACGGTCAAGGCCGGTGTCATAGGCGCACACGATCAGGCTAAAGTCCACGGTCTGCGGGCTGTCGTCGTCCTCGATCTGTCCGCCAGTCATCCGCACCACAATGTAGGGTGCCTCGGCCTTGTCGGTGTCCACATCGGCATCATCACTCTGCGGTATGGGCAAGTCCTGCTTGTAGATTTTCAGTGCCTTGCGCCCCTCTTGGCCGCAAAACAGCTTACCCGCAAACAGTTCTTTCAGCATTTCGATCAGCGCGTCTTGGCAAAGCTGCGGGGTGCGGCCAATGTCCGCCCTCGCTGCCGTCGTTGTGTGATTTCTCATGGTGGCTCACTTCTTTCCGGCTCTCGCCAATACTCGCTCAACCTGTGCCTGCAACCGTTCTTGCAGGTATTCTTCCACGCTCGGCTCAACCTCCGGCCAAATGGTGTGGTGCATGGCGGTGGCGCTGGGGCTTCCCATTGTCACCAGCTTTTCCACATTGCCCTTGGCGTTCGTCCAGCGCTTGTACCCCTTGGCGGTGCGCGTATGGCTCGACTTGGAACCAATGCGCCGCTGCACCATACCCACATGGCCGCTGCTGAACTTCACCAAAAAGCCCTTGCTCATGCCGCCCGCGCCGGGCAGCGTTTTCATGCCGCTGGATTTTAATACCTTGGCTTTCCAAACGCTCGGCCCGTCCTTAAAGTCCATTCCGGTAAAGTGCGTCGGCACCGCCGGGCTGGTCTTAAAATAGCCAAGGTCGTTGCGCATTTTGGCAATGTGCAGCTCCGCCATCAAACTGCTGTTGCTGGCTTTCTTGCGCTGCACAAGGTCTTTCAGGTGCCGCCTGCCTGCGGCGTTCACGGCGTAACGGGTCTTTGCCTTGGCAACCATCAGCTTTCGCGCCTGCCGCGCTGTGGCGTTGATCGCCACTTTGGCCGCCGCCGGGGTTTTGCGTTTCAGGTCGCCAAGCGCCTGCTCTACCGTGTCCAGCCCCGCAACGGTAATGGTCAGGTTTCCGGCGCTGTAAGTAACATTGCTCACTGCCGTGTCCTCTCCATCGTCATGCGGTACACGCCGCTTTCCTCTTGGCAAAGGTTGATCGTGTAGGTGCGCTGGCTCTTGGTGCCCTTGTCAAGCACCAACTGCTTGCCAATCTTCGGCTTCGGCCCGTAGTCCTCCACCCGGATATACAGGATGGTGTGCGCCGTGTATAGGCCGGTGTCAAAGTTCTGCTTTGCCCCGGCCTCCCAATGCGCCGAATGTTCGCGCAAATCGTCGTCCTCTAAAACGATCAGCACATCTTTACCGTCAACGGTGTGGCGGTCTGCGTGTTCGTTTTCCTCAAAAAAGGCCGCGTCAATATCCGCCGCCACGCAGTCCTTGAATGTGGGCGGTGCCCACGGTGCTGCCGCCCCGCTCCCTGTATCCTGCTTTAGTTCAAACAGTGCCACGCTCTCACCTCCACAGTAAAAAGCCCCCGCCCGTCACCGGGCAGGGGGGTGCATATCAACAAACGGTGGCAACAAACCAACTGTCCACCTTGTCGGGGATGGGCAGCGGGCGGGCCTGCAATTCCAGCATACGGCGGTCAGGCTGGTGCTTCACAAAGCTGCGCAGCAGGCGGTCAGTCTGTGCCGTGACCCACTGCTGGGTGCTATCCTCAATGTAGGTGCAGGCACCATAAGCCATCATGTAGTCGGGGTGGCTGGCGATCAGCACAACCTTGTTCTCCGGCACAAGGGGCAGGGTCTTGGGGGCGGCGGGGTCAGTCCAATCGTCCAAGTACACCTCGGCGTAGGTGTAAATGTCGATGTTGGGGCTGTTCAGGTGGCCCACATACTTCACGCCGTTGGGCAGGTCGCGCGGGTGAATAAGGCCCATTTCCACGCGGCGGTTGTCCAGCATTTTGCTGATCTTCTCGTCCGCAAGGAAATTGCGCAGCGCGGTTTTGCCCATGATTGCCATGTCCACATTGGCAAAGCCGTTGGTCAGCACCTTGTCGGCCCAGTCCTCCAAGTTGTCGCTGATCTTGGCGGCGCTCTTGCCCCACTGGGCGGTGCCGGTCAGGGTTTCGGTGTTGGTAAAGCCAAAGTCGATGATCTCATTCACGCCCTCGCCAACAACGGGAACTTGCCCGGTCACAATGGCCTGCACGGCCATCCACTCCTCGCGGCGGGTGGTGGCGTCGTTCAGGCGGCTGTACTCCTCCATCAACTGCTGTGCGCTGCGCTGGGCAGGGGTTTCACCGCTGTACAGATCTTCGCCGGGCATACGGGTCATGTAGCGGTCAGCGGTGGTAATGTCGCAGGGGTTCACCAGCGGGGGCTTGTAGCTCTCGGTCTTGTAGCCGCTGGCTTTCAGCACCTTGCCGCCAACACGCGGGTGGACAAAGGCCGCCATACGGCGATCACCTTTCACAAGGTCAATATCCACGCGCTCGGTGGTAGACTTCTTCACATTGGTAAAGAAAGTGTCACGGAAAAAGGTATGCACAGGCGGTGCCTGTCTTACGACCTCCGCAAGATAGCGCGGGGTATAAATATTTACTTCGTTTGCCATGTTGGTTGCTCCTCCTTACTTCAAAAAGATACCGATGTTGCGCAGGGCAACTTCAATGTCGGCGGCGGCAACGCCGTCAGGCAAAGCCAGCCCCTCCGCAAAAAACTCACCCGTCAGGTAAACCACCGCGTCCTCGCCGCTGGCGGCGTCCTCTGCGGCAATGCCGTACAGGCCGGTCACATTCAGCGCGTGGGTGCCGTCCACGGCGGCAAGGGGCTTTACCTTGCCACCGTCCAGCAGCACAAGGTTGTGCGCGGCCACGGCTCCGTCTGCCTCCTTGGCGGCGGTCACAATGCCCACCGTAGTGCCCGCAATAAAATAGTCGGGCGTGGTGGAATAGGTCTTTTTCGCCAAATCCATGCTCATAGTCTTATCCTCCCTTACTGCTTCTTGCCAAGGCCCTTGATTGCGTCCATAAACTCGTCAGGCTTCTCACCGCCGGTGGGGGCGGTGGCACTGCCCACGCTGTTCACGCCGCTGGCGTTTGCGCCCTGCTGCATGGTGTTCAGCCAAGCCGCGCCCTGCTCCTTGGCGTTCTTCATGGCGGCCTTGGCGTAGTCGCTGGCGCTCATGGGCTTATCGTACTTGGCCTCGTTGGTGATCTGCTCACTGCCGGGCAGGGCCATTTCCTCAATGTCGCGGATACGCTGCCGCTCCGCATTGGTAGCCCGCAGCGCCGCCGCCTGTTCGATCTGGTCAACCAGCGCGGGGTAAGCACCGCGCAGCTCGTCCACGGTCTTGATCTCGTTTGCCATGTTCGTGTCCTCCTTATGGCTGTTGTTTCCCGGCTGCTCCGCCGGGGTCTGTGTATTTACAAAACCGCTGGCGGCGGGGGCTGCTGCCACGCTGTTCTGTACAAATTTTGGTGCCTTATCAAAAGGCAGGTTCATGTTTACGCTGTTCACAAACAGCAGGCCGCCCCGGTTCTCCACAACAGTTTTTTCCCCGTCGTCCACCAGCTCGTCCACAAAGCCGTTGGTCTTAGCCTCCTCGCCCGTCCACCAGCTTGTAGCGTCCATCCACGCGGCCACTTCATCCTTTTCCCGGCCCGTCTTTTTGGTGTACAGGTTCAGGATGTTTTCGCGTATGGTATTCAGCGCACCAATGTACTGCTGCAGGGTCACGGCGTCGGCAAAATCAAAAATGCCCATCCGTACCGGGTGTATCATGTAGGTGCTGTCATTGGCTGCCACCACCTTGTCGCAGTGGCAGGCAATGATCGTGGCGGCGCTGGCACACAGCCCGTCAATGCGGGCCGTTACCTGCGCGGTGTGCTGTTCCAGCAAATTGCCAATGGTCTGTGCAGCAAACACATCACCGCCGCCGGAATTGATACGCACTGTCAGGCTCGTCAGCGCCCCCAGTGCGTTCAGTTCGTCGGCAAAGGTCTTGGGGGTCACTTCGTCGCCCCACCAACTGCTGTCCGAAATATCGCCGTACAGCAGCAGTTCCGCGCTACCTGCCGCTTGGTTTCTAAACTGCCAAAACTTCTTAGGCATGGTCATTCCTCCTGTTGCCCGCCGGGCGGCTTGGCCTGCGGGTTTGTGATCTCGTCAACCTCCCGCTTGCGCTTGGCTTCGATCACGCGCTGGCGGATATTGCGGTTGTAGTCGCCGCCGGTCATGGTGGCGGTTTCCTCCTGCGCCGTGCTGAATCCGGCGTCCACACGCTTCACAGCGGCGTCCACCTCCTGCACGGGGTTCAGGTTGGTACGGGCCGGGCCGTTCCACGCGCAGGCGGTGTATGCCTTGCGGATTGCCGGGTCAGCAAAAAAGCCCGGTGCCGCAATGCGGCCCCGCGCCACTGCCTCGGCAAACCATTCCTCGTAGATCGGCTGGCAAAAATCATCGGTGAACCAATCGCGCTGCATACTGCAAGTGCGCCAAAACTCGTTCAGCGCACCACGCGCCGCGCTGTAACTCGTCGTAAACTGCTTAAACAGCACCTCCGGCGGGATTTCCAGCGCCGCGCCGATCTGCCGTATCAGCGCATTGGTAAAGGCGTCATACCCGGTGTTCGGGTGCTTGGGGTCTGCAAACTCCACATCCTCGCCGGGGTTTAGGCTCAATATAGCGCCGGGGCCAAGCTCAATGCTGCTTTGGTCTTGCGCGTCGATCAGCATATCCGGCGGCAGCATTTCGCCAAACGGGCGGGCGTCGCTTGCCACGCCCTGCTTCACAAACACGGTAAACATGGCACTAAGCACCGCCGCCGTGATTTCGGCGTCCGTGTAGCGGCCCAACTGTTTCAGGGCTTCCAGCACCGGGGCCAGCATGGGCACACCGCGCCGCTGTCCGGCCCGCTCCCGGTTCATCACATGAAGTACATTCCGCCGCCCGGTGGTCTTTGTGTAGGCTTCAACCCGCGTCCAGTGCGGCCCGCCGCTGGTGTAGGCGTTGCTTGCCAGCGGGTGGCGGTCACATACCCAGTAGGCTACCACCATGCCGTCGGCGTCCGTTTCCACGCCCTGCACAATGCAATGCACATCATGGCCCTGCACCGTGCAGGGCACCAGCCGGTCAAAGCCGTCCGGGCTGCAAACCCGGTCAGCCTCCACCAGCCTCACCCGCAGGCTGTACGGCTGCCCGGTCTGCTCCTTGGTGGGCAGCAGCACAATGGCATCGCCATTCATGGCATAACTCAAAAAGGTTAGCTGTTGCAGTTTGTAAAAGTTGTCCACCCGGTCAGCGTCGCACACCGGCGTGTCCGCCCAAGGGCCAACTCC